TCCTTTAACATCATCGCCCTCCTGACCGGTAATTGCTCCGCTGGGTAGCACGAACAACGATCTCGTCAATTCTCTCCTGTCCGATGTAGACCGGAATGATGATGTCGCCGCCAGATACACCAGCAAGTGCTCCCTGTACGATCTCCGCGAGCTTATCCGTACCTACTACTGCTTCCTGTCCCGCTTCGCCGCCGCCAAGGAGTCTGCCGCCTGCAGCGCCAAAGATCGTCGGGCTGTTCAGGATGTAGGCATCATCCATTGCTTTCCGGTACCAGTCCACAGAAAGATGCGGAACCGAAGGCGGGTCAATGGAGAGCTTGCCGCTGATCGAGAAATGAGGCAACTTGATGTGAGGCAGCTCCAGATGACACCCGGCAAAGAAACCCTTGATGCGATCAAGACCACCGCTTACGATGCTCTTGGCATTCTCGATCATGGAGGAGAAAGCCCCTTTGATTGCATCGAGCTTTCCCTGTGCAGAAGACAAAGCATCCCCGAGCTTCCCGCCCGTCAGCTCATTGATCTTCGAGAATCCTGCCTCCCAGATCGACTTATAGGCATCCACAGCGGCACCAATGATGCCCTTGATCCCGCCGCCGCGCTGCTCCACCGATGACTGGATTGCATCCCACGTATTCCCGGTGTTGGTCTTTACGGTATCCCATGCAGTGCTGATCGTAGTCTTTATGGTATCAAAGGCCGTACCTGCCGTCGTCATGATGCCATCCCATGCACCCGAGAGCGCGGTCGTAATGCCGCTCCATGCCGCCGATGCGATTTCACTAATCGTTGCCCAGGTATTTCCTAGAAAATCAGAAATTCCAGTAAAGACTGTGGTTGCTGTCGAACTGATGCCGCCCCAGAGCTCTGTAAAGAAGCTGCTGATTCCGTTCCAGACGGTTTCCGTCACAGACTGAATGCCAGACCAAAGGCCGGAAAAAAAGCTCCCGAGCCCTTCCCCGATCGACTGCACGCCAGAACACACCGTTTCCCAGACGCCTCCGAACCACTCAGAGATTTCGCCCCAGTGCTTCACAATTTCAATGACCGCAACCACAGCAGCCACAACAGCCGCGATGGTAGCGATGATCGGAAGGATTGGTACGGATACTGCCCCGATTGCCGGAATCACGGTACCGGAGATAAAACCGACGAGTTTTCCAACGATACTCGTCACAGAGCCGACTGCAGTGACGACTTTTCCGATGCCTACAAGAACCGGGCCAACCGCCGCAGCAATGAGGGCTGCCTTGATGATCGCCTCCTGCATACCCGGGGATAATCCATCCCATGCATCCTTCAGGGCAGTCACCACATCTTTGATCTGCGTCATGGCTTCTGTGATCATTGGTGCAGATGCATCGACGATCTCTGCGCCGAGGTCCTTCAGGTTGTTCATGACAATCGTCATCTGGTCGAGAGGATCCAGCGTCTCGTTGAAGGTGTTCTCCACCGACCCGGCGTAGTCTCCGAGCGTGGTAGAGAGGTCGTTTAATGAGAGCTTGCCACTCTGAACTGCATTGTAAATCGCGCCACCAGCCCGTGAGCCGAACAGGTCATAGGCGGCTTGCAGCTTCTCGGTGTCCGAGGCATTGCTGCTCATGGTTTTCGAGAAGTCCTTCAGCGCATCACTCAGGGACTGCCCGTTCTTCGTTGCAACCTTCTGTGCCTTGGTAAGACCTGTGAGCATTGTCGAGGTATCAAGACCTGACATCTCGACCGCGCCCATAAATCCTGCCGCCTGCTCAGCGGAAAGGCCCATCGCCTGAAACTGTCCGGCATTCTTGGCAAGGTCCTGCGAGAGGGTATCCATCGACACACCCGTTGCCTGCCCGACCTGATTCAAAGCATCAAGGAGGTTCCCGGCATCATCCGACGACTGCCCGAAGGCATTGAGGACGGAAGATACGTTATCAACCGAGGTGGATACATCCGTCGAATTCAGCGTTGCAAACTCTACAAACTTCGTAGAGAGATCTTCCAATGCGTCCCCGGTCAGTCCGAACCTTGTGTTCACTTCACCGATGGCGTCCCCTGCCGTCTGGAAGTCTGTCGGGATGGTCTCTGCGATAGATTTTGCCCGCTTCTGCATATCCTCAAGGGCTGCACCGCTTGCGCCCGTCTTCTGGGTCACCGTATCGAGAGCTTCATCGACTTCTTTCCACGCAGTAACCGAAGCGGCACCAACAGCAGCGACCGGAACCGTGATGCCCTTGGTGAGTCCTTCTCCGACATCGCTGATCTTGCCACCGACTTCCTTCATCTTGTCACCGGCGACCTGAAGCTGCTGTCCGGCAACAGAGCCAAACTTCTTGTACTCGTCCTCGAGCCCTTCCAGCGACTGCTTGGTAGCTTCGATCTCCCGGGTCAGTGCTTCCTGCTGTTTCTGCGTCTCCTCTGTCTGAGGGCCGGCCTTGAGCTGTGCAAGAGCTTCCTTCTCCTCAGCGAGCTTCTTCTTGGTCGCATCGATCGCGTCGGTGAGATATTTCTGCTTCTGCGCCAGAAGGTCCGCATTGCCCGGGTCCATCTTCAGGAGCTTGTTGACGTCCTTAAGATTGCTCTGGGTGTCCCGGATCTCCTTGTTCACACCCTTCAGGGCATTGGAGAGCTTGGTGGTATCGCCGTCCAGCTCGATTGTGATTCCTTTGATGCGATCTGCCATAGTCTCCTCCTCCCTTCATGGCACGAAAAAACACCGGCTCATCACCGATGCGGTTTAGAATTGATCGAAATCCTGTTGTGTTGCTACCTGTCGATATTCGTCATCACACAGGTCGTTTCCGGATTCGATGATCATGTCCATCACGGCTCCCTCGTCCAGCTCATCCAGCTCAGACAGTGTCAGCCCCATCTGCTTCGCCCTCAGGAGGTATACTGCCGTGTTTACTTCCCGCTCCGTTGGGCGGCTTCTTTTTTTGGCTTCGACGTCGTCCTCCGCGATCCAAGATAGAGCGTGACGAACTCCTGCATGTGCAAAAAGAGCTCTGCCCCGTCGAACTGGTCCGCCCATTCAAGAAATGCGTCCTCGTTCAGCTTGTTCATGTCACGCTTCTCGGCCTGTGCATTCATAATGAAAGCCAGCTTGTCACCGACTGTCATATCGGTCTGGTCATCTTCGCTGTTCTCCATCTTATTTAAGAGGATCATGAGATCCTGATGGAAAGCCTGCTTGTAGCGGTATGCTGTCGTCCCCGTCGCGAGAAACGGGAACTTCTGCTCCGACCCGTCACTCAGCCGGAGTGAAATTTCCTGATACATGTTGTCCCCTCCTTATCACTTGCTGGAACTGGTTGTCGTAGATGAAGAGCTACCGCCCGACACAGCAGCGCTTGTCGTTCCGGATGTCTTCGCCGTAGCAGGGGTATAGACCTTGCTGTACCAGCTCTGGTAGGTTGCATCTGTCGTGTCCGCACCGGAGCGGGCCTTGACGATGTTCTTGCCAAGCGTCGCATCCTTGATGCTGGTGGCATTGATTGTCAGGCTCTCCGTCTGCACCTCGATGGAGTCCTCCTTCGTGGACGATGCAACAGACGGTCTCGTTGCCGTGCAGTTGTACATGACATGACGGATCTCATTCACATCGCCGTCAAACTCAAAGAGCAGCGCGAAGTGAATCGGCTGTGCATCGGCATCCTCGATCAGGACTCCGTTTCCATCCTTGATCTCCCCGAGCACGTTCTCGCGGAAGTCCTCCGGTACCATCGCAGACTCGAAGTCTCCGTTGTAGCCACTGTTGGCTGTAGTAACGAAATACTGCACACCGTCTGCCCAGAAGATCGTCTGGTCTCCCTGTGCATCCAGCGAAAGAGATACAGCGCCCGGCCACGCCACCGGATCGGCAAAGGTGGCTGTCCCATCTTCGGCAATCGTCGCGATGGCATAATGTACATTCTTCAGGTTGTACTTGACCTTATTCTTTTTGCTTCCCATTTCATACCTCCTGTTCAAATGAATACAGGACCTCGTAGAGCTTCTCGGTGTCTATCCAGGTCTCTGTCTTTTCAAAGAAGATCCCGCTCCCTATGAGCAGACCTTCCAGTTTCTTTTCTATCTCCGGATCCTTCTTGTCCGTATAGAGCTCGATGTCGATTTCCGTGATTGGAAAATACACCGTCCCATCCGCAGCGAAGTTGTCGCTGTTCGGACAGCGGAAACAGAGGAAGGGAGGATCCGGTCCCTCGCCCTCTGCAAAGTGATCGTAGGCATAGGGAAGCCCCAGCTCCTCCAGAATCTGTATGATCTTATCCATTGCTTTCTCCCGGTCTCAGCCCTTCAGTTCCTTTTCAATCTCATCCGACAGCTTTCCGGTTATCTCTTCCTCGACCGGAGCGATATGCGGTGTTCCCTCGACTCGCCCGCCGCCACGCTTGGCATGGCCTTTCTCAAGGAGATGCGTCAGTCCGTAAATCTTGTTGTGAACGACCACCTCAGCCCCGATCGCTGATTCCTTCTGGACGGTAGAACGCCAGCCCTTCGCATACTTTCCAGTGCGTTTCGGTGACTTTTCCTTCAGTTCCTTTACGGCTTCCTTCCCGGCATCCTTGATCTCCTGCTTTACGATGTCGTTCACATCGTCGGCATAATCCGAAAGTGTCTTCTCGACCGTCGCTGCAAGATCTTCTACTTTCACCTTCATCGTTTCACCTTCTCACATTTGAACTTCAGACTCCGGTGATGGAATCCCATCGGATCAATAGCGGTGACGTTATAGATTGCATCTCCCAGCCGGATCCGGATCTTTGTGGAATCGAGTCCTTCAAGGCACTTTGCATAACGGACCGTAAAGTCGATCGCATCCGCGCTGTTGGTAGTCCCGGCCTCCTGCTTTTCGGACCCTCCGCCCTGCACTGATGTTGCCCAGCAGGTGTAGAAGTCGGTCCACTCATTGGTATGGTTGCCGTACTTATCCTTCACGACCTCGTTCTTCTGAATCGTAAGCCGGACATTCATTGCTGCGATATTCATCCCACACCTCCATCAGAACTTCGGATCCCGTTCGCCGAAGAGCAGGTTTCGAAGCGTGATTGTGAGCGCGTGATGGTCGGCTTCCTCCCGATGCTCATTGAGATAGGCTAATGCATACAGCACCGCCACGATAACAATTGGGCTGCTCTCGTCAGAGAGGATGTCCTTCCGGAGCACGGATGCCACAAGGCTCTCTGCCGCATCGAGTTCCTGCTGGATCAGATCATCTTCATCGTTGGAATCGACCCTGAGATATTTCTTTGCTTCATCCAGTGAGAACATCACTGCCTCCCTTCCAGCCAGAAAGAAAGCCCAGAGCTTTGGCACTCTGAGCTCCCGTCATCTGTTACTGTATTGCTGCCTTCAATCGATCAGGCAGATGCTCCCGCCTTCAGGATCTGCACGGCCTCCGGCAGCACCAGAAGGCCATCGACACGCTCCTTTGCAACGTAACCGATCATGCCGTTGCCTGCGAAGAGCTCACGAAGCTCCTGCATGGAACGGGTCCCGCGATCGCCGATGTTGTAGTAGCTGTAGTCGCCGAATGCCATCACAGGCTTCCCGGCGGCAAGCTCCGGTGCAAAGGCGCTGGTGTGAACTGCATAACCAAGGAGTCTGTCCGGCTCGCCTGCCTGATAGGACGGCTGCCAGATGTAGGCTCCGTTGTTATCCTTGAGCTTACGGAGCGCCGCAAGAGTCTGGTCATTCATAATAAACGACGCCTTCTTCCGGTACGGACGCTTCAGGGCATACACAAGATCCAGCACATCATCGGTACTGAGCTTGGTGCCGGTGAGGGTCTTTGCCACAGTGCCACCGTTTGCCTCATCAAAAAGGCCGGTCGGCTTGCCCTTGCCATCGCCGTTCAGGAAGGCATCCTCCTCGGCGTTTGCAATCGCAATACCGAACTGGGTCGTGATGTAGCTTGCGAGGTCAAACATGGAGTCGTAAAGCAGCTCCTCGGTTACCTTCACTGCCACGTGCAGCTTGTGGGCATCGAGAATCTTCTGACCGAACTTTGCATCTGTAAACTGGAGAGCTCCGCCCTCTTCGATCCATGCTGCCGTCGGCTTGGCACCGGCAATGTTGATCTTGTGCTCACCGGAAGTGGTGATCTGGGTGGCAAGGCCTCTCATGATATTCTCTTCATTCAGGACATCGATCAGGCGGCTGTCCCACTCCTCCGGGACAAAGTAACCGCCATCAGCATCCACACCCTCCTGCAGGATGTCGGAAACCTGATGGAAGTTCGTGCGCATGGCGGTCAGCATATCCTTGGCATACTGATCGGAAGCGCGCCCCTGCTTCTTCGGCTTCTCACTGCCTGCGGAAGGCATGTTGGAAAGAGGAGAAGAAGTCGGCTGACTCAGCTGTGCCTCAATAGCAGCCTGACGATTCAGACGGTCGATCTCCTTGGTGAGATCCGTGATCTCCTTTTCCATGCGGTCATAGGTTTCTCCATCTGCGGCAGAAAGGACGCCGTTCTCTCCCCTGTGTGCTTCGAGGAAGGCCTTTGCTGCCTCCCATGCTCTTGCTCTCTTTGCAATCAAATCCTGTACGTTCATTGTGTTCTCCTCCTCACATCATCGTGTGCAGCAGATTCAGGCGATCCATCAGAGCATCCACGCTCCGGCCTTTCTCTGCTTTGCTTTCGGCATCAGAACCATCCTGTGCCTTGTTTCTAACCTTGTAGTGTTCCTTCACCTTGTTGGTGAAGGCAGCCGCCATCTGACGACTGGAATAAAGAAAACCCGCAGCAAGCAGATCTTCGTTCTTCTTCTCAGGATTACCTTCAGATTCCTCCGGATTCTCCTTGTCAGGATCGTCCTCTTCCTGATCCTGTTCTTCCTGCTCACTGCGATAGAGATCCGGACGCTCCATCACACGGTCTGCAAAATGAAGCTCCACTGCCTTGCTCGCATCCATCCAGGTCTCATCGTCCATAAGCTTACTGAGCTTGTTCTTGGAGAGCCCGGTCTTCTTGACGTAGGCATTCAGGATCGAATCCTTGACGGAATCGAGCATCGAGATGGCCTGCGCAAGATCATCCTTATCCCCCATTGCCATCGTGGACGGATTGTGGATCATCAGCATGGAGACCGGAGAGACAAGAACCTCATCTCCTGCCATCGCAATGACCGATGCCGCTGATGCTGCAAGGCCGTCGATCTTCACGGTGACCTTCCCGTCATAGGACAGAAGCATGTTGTAGATCTGTGCCGCCGCCCAGACATCACCGCCCGGAGAGTTGATCCAGACCGTGATCGGTCCTTTCCCGGAATCAAGGTCAGACTTAAAAAGAGCTGGCGTGACGTCATCGTCAAACCAACTCTCCGAAGCAATGGTTCCGTTTAAAAACAGCGTGCGTGCGGCAAGATCCGGATCTTCTCCATCCGGTGCCTTGTTCCGCACCCACTTCCAAAACTTGTTCATGTGTTCCTCCTTCCCCTTCTTAGGGGCTTTTTGTTATCTGTATCTTCCTCAGGTTCTTCATCGGGCTCATCCTGCTCCGGAGGATCACTACCTCCAGAACCGCTCTGGTAGGCTGCGCCAGCACTCCGAAGAGGCGTCATGGTTCCGTTTACAAGAAACAGGTTCCCGCCCTCTTCGTCGGGCACGAGGTCCATGTTCTCCAAGCGCCGGACATCGTTCACACACAAAAAGCCGTTACTGATGCCAGTCGCATATCCCTGCATGCGGCTCTCATAGTTGCCGCGAAGAAGACCATCCACGTTGAAACGCGCATAGTAGATCTTCTTCTCCTCCGGAGTAAGAAGCGACCTTGAGATCGCAGACTCGATTCTGGCAAGCCACGGCTGCAGACTGTACGTCACGAATTCCAGCGACTGTTCCTCAATGTTAGAAAAAGTCGCATGTTCAAGATCTCCAATCATGTGCGGCGGCACCCGGAAGATCCTGGCAATCTCATCGATCTGGAACTTTCGGGTATCCAGGAACTGCGCCTCCTGCGGATTGATGGAGATCGGCGAATACTTCATGCCCTCTTCGAGGACTGCCACCTTCCCGGCATTCTGGCTGCCGCCAAAGGCCGCCTGCCAGCTATCCCGTACCTTCTCCGGATCCTTCAGGACACCCGGATGCTCAAGGACACCGGATGGCGCTGCACCGTTCTCAAAGAACTTACTGCCGTATTCCTCACAGGCCATCGAAAGACCAATGCTGTTCTTTGCCATCGCAATCGGGCTGTAACCCACAAGGCCGTCAAAGCCAAGGCCCGGGATCTGCATCACCTCATGGGGAGAGAGCTTGACGATCGTCTCTTTCATCGTCGGTGCATCGGATCCCTTGGACCAGAGGTACTGATAATAGATGTGTCCGTTCTCATCCCGGTCCACCGTCATGCGGTTTGGCATCAGAGGATACAGCGCGGTGATCTCGCCCTTTCCATTCCGGATAATCTGTACATAAGCATTACCCCACAGGAGAAGGTGTGTGAGGAGCGTCTCCCAGAAGGTATAGGCCGTCATCTCCTCATTCGGCTCACTGTGAAGAAGAAAGTACAACGGATGATCCGTTGCCTTTACCTTGCTGCCATCCTCCTCTTTGTAGAGGTGTAAGGGCAGGCTTGCCACGGCCTCTGCCAGCACCCGGACACAGGCATACACAGCAGTCACCTGCATGGAGCTTCGCTCTGTCACGGTTTTGCCGGATGAGGTGTGTCCATAGTAAGCGCGGTAGACACTGCCGGATGTTGCATCCTTTGGATCCGCTCTTGCCTTCCTTCTGTGAAATAAATCCGTAAATCCCATCGATCCTTCCTCCATCAAAATGTGATCAGCCCTCGGCTGTCGTAAACACTCTCTGCTTGTTCCTGCCGGATACAGCGATCCAGCGCCATGATTGATGCAACGATACCGTCGATCTTTTCCGGTGACTTCGCCTTGGTCGGCTTGATGTTATCAGCAGCATCCCGATCAACCACCACGTTCAGGGCCATCCACCGAAGGACCGGATTGCCACTGTGGATGATCTTTCCTTCCATCATCAGCTTGTAGAACTCCTTGGTCGGGGCGGACATATCTTTGAAGCCCTGTCCAAAGGGCACCATCGTCAAGCCGTCATCCTGAAGATTGATGATAAGCTGAGTCGCATTCCATCGGTCGACCGCGATTTCCTTGATGTTGTAGATCTTGTAGAGATCCAGGATGAACTTCTCGATGAAGTTGTAGTCGATCACATTTCCTTCCGTCGCCTTCATATATCCCTGCTTCACCCAGACGTCGTAGGGAACCGAAGCCCTTCGCACCCGGATCGGGATGGTGTCCTCCGGGACCCAAAAGAACGGAAGACAAATGTATTTCTCCGTTTCATCCCTCGGCGGGAACATCAGAACCAGAGCTGTGATGTCGCCGGTGCTGGAAAGATCGAGTCCACCGTAACATTCCCTTCCCCGGAGACTGTCCAGATCAATCGGCTCATTGCCCCGATCAAAAACCTGCTCCGGAATGAAGGCGGTCGTTGAAGATACCCACATGTTCAGTCGGAGTTGCTTAAACACCGCCTCCTCCGCCGGATTTTCCATTGCCTCGTGGTAATGCTCCCGGACACGTTCAATGTCAATCGTCTGCCCGAGACTTGGATTTGCTTTGTACCAGTTCTTCTCATCGTGCCAATCCTCATCTTCTTCCAATCCGTAGACGACTGGATAAAACGTATGATCCACACGTTGCCCGGAGAGGATGTCTTTTGCCTTCTGGTGCAGCTCGTAGCAGATCGAATTCTTATCGGTTCCGGCGGTAGTAATCAGGAAATATAGCGGCTGCTCTCTCGCATCACCGGAGCCTTGGGTTAGAACGTCATACAGCTTTCGTGTCGGTTGCGCATGAACCTCGTCTAGCACAAGACCTGAAACATTCAGTCCATGTTTTGTTCCCACCTCTGCAGAAAGCACCTGGTAGAATCCGGCGTTACTGTAATTTACAATTCGCTTGCTGGCCGCCATGATCTTGGAGCGCTTTAAAAGCGCTGGTGTCATGTTCACCATCTGGTGGGCGACATCAAAAACGATCGATGCCTGCTGACGATCCGCTGCAGCGCCATAGACTTCTGCGGATGGTTCGTTGTCCGCATACAGCAGGTACAGGGCAACTGCGGCGGCAAGCTCTGACTTTCCATTCTTCTTGCCAATCTCGATATAGGCTGTCCGGAACTGCCGGTTTCCATCGGGCTTTACGGTTCCAAAGAGATCCCGGATAATTTTCTCCTGCCAAGGCAGAAGCCAGAAACGTTTTCCGGCCCATTTGCCTTTGGTATGGCGGAGCATTTCGATGAACTTCACCGCCCGGTCCGCTTTCGCCGCATCATAGTGGGACGTTGGAAGCATAAACCGGGTCGGCTGATAATCGGTCAGCTTTGGCATTTCCTTGGGTCTCTCCTCCATTAAGGATCACCTCCCAAGAGTTCCTCCATCTCATCTCCCGGCGTTGTCTTCCCGGTATCCGCGATCAACCTTGACCTTGATGCCGGAGTCAGACCGAACTCGGTCGCGAACTTTCCCATCTGCTTCATGTAGGTCTGCGCGATGGAGACCTGCGGGACCTGCTGCCAGTAGCCAGAAGGTGTCCGGACAAGAGTGCCGTGCTCGGTGATGAACTCCTCGGCTTCCTTCCATCTCGCATAGGACTGGCAGTATGCGGCAAAGGCAGCCATATCGACTTCGGTGAGGACACCGATGGCCTCCATCTTCTTTGCCAGCCTGTGCCATTCCTTTCTGGCATCCTTATCGAGCCACTTCGGACAGGCAGGTGCTTTCCGCTCTGGCTTTGGCTCATTCTCATTCAGTTTTCTTTTCCCGGGATTTCCTTCCAGCTCCTTGATTGCGGTTGGAGTTGGCTTTCTTCCTCTGGTTGCCATAGGTAACACCTCCTTTCTGTCCATCAAAAAAGGACCGCCGAAGCGATCCTGTCCCATGTGGTGTATATGAACGAGAGAAAGAGCCGCTTGGCTCTCCTCCCGGATTTAACTTATTTGCTTTCTGTTCAGCGCCTTCTTGTCAGTTTAGATCGTACAGGATGATAAGAAGCGCAAGCTGCGCGTTTTCTGTCTCCGGCTCGATGTCCCAGCCTCTGTCGTATCTTGCAACCGGGATGCCTCCGAAGCGAATCTCAAGCTTGCTGATCTTGCCGCCATCGATTCCGTAGTCCTCGCTCGGATGCCCGTAGACCTTCGCGCTGTAGGTGAATATCTGGCTTTTAATTTTGATGCTTCCTTTTTTCCACATGGTCTTTTTCCTCCGTTTTCTTTCAAGTGCCCTTTTCCTTTGGCATGTACATATATCACTCTGCGCCGGATATAAAGCAAGGAGAACCAACGCATATATGTGACAAAGATCAGCGGAAGAAATTGTGTGTATTTGTACGAGGAACAGGGCCTTTCATAAGGGCTCCGTTCCCGATTCTTTTTACTTGAATGGCACCTCCGCTCTGGCGATGCCTCTCGGATCCATCTGCATCGATATGGCATCCGGGTAATGGCTTAAGTGCGCTAGTTCTTCCCAGAGCCGGTTCTCTTCCTCGTACAGAGAATCGTAAGCACCGGGAGGCGCCATTCCGCATCCAAGCTCATCATCGACGGCAATAAATGTTTCGATTTCGTCAATCTTCTTCAGGATTTCCTTTTTCTGTCTTGTCATGGCCTTCGTCTCCTTTCCGTGTTCCATAATTGGAAGGCCCCTCTTCAGGGCCCTCCCAATTCCCTTAATTCAGGATCATCTTGAAGGCGTGGCCTTTTTCGTAGCTTTTGCCGTAGAAGTCCTTCCGGAGGTTGACCTCGACCATCTCGCCGATCGTGCAGCCTGCTTCTTTGAAAAGCCATAAGGTTTCGATTGCATCCGTTGCCCTGCAGGAGTAGGTGAAGGCCTTGATGCCGTTCTCCTTCATGCAGGTGGTGAGGGCTTCCACATCCCGGTCCCAGATGATGTCGTCGAAGTCGAGGATCTCGTTCTCGTTGTCTCTTGATTTCTCGTAGGCTCTCCAGATCTTCCAGGCAATGTCGCCTAGCTCGTCGATCCTGTCCTCGGCTGCCTTCGCCGTATCCCTTGCGGCGTCCCTCTCCTCTGCTGAGGTGGCTGCCTTGTAGGCTTTCTTTGCTTCTGCGATGGTGTTGTAGGTTTCTTCAAAAATGTTCGTCATGGCTTTGTCCTCCTTGCTTTGTGCTTGTTTGCCTTTTCCTTTGGCATGTACATATATCACTCTGCAGGCGATATATAGCAAGGAAATAAGCCTCATAACCTGCACAAAAATGTACCGAAAATCCTGTGCTTATCTGACATCTCCATGGAGAATAAAGCGGACGTATTCGTCCCGGTGCTCCTCAATAAAGAGCACCAGATCGTAGTAGTTCCGGTCGAAGGCGAGGCGCTGCACGTAGGGCAGGTCGAACATGTTCGTAAGGCCGCTGTCTCGAATCGCAATAATCTGTTGCCTGATCTTCTCATCCATATCAGTCCACCACCTTCCGCACGATGTCCTCGCCATAGATCACGCTTAGTCCTGAACCGTTATCCCAGTGGACGAGCAAGGATCCCGTGTCATCGACACCATAGACAGTTCCTTTTGTGCCGATTGGCGGTGCCTGGATATCATCCATCTCCAAAAGTTCCACCCGAGATCCTGCAGGATAACATTCACGCAGTCTTTTTAGTACCTCATCATTTGGAAATCTCATGTTCTGCTTCCTTTCCTTCTGGATTGCTCGTTTCGGATTCGACGGAAGATCCGGCCTGTGCTTCCTTTTCTACTTCACGTTTAGCTTTCTGCCTCTGGTAAAACTTTCTGGCCGCCTCCTCATTCGGAAAGGCAGCGTATCCGGAAAGGTTCTTCATCAATATTTTTCGTGTCGTCTTGAACTCTGCTCCATTCATCCCAAGGCGTGTCAGCCAAATGCGGAAAGCATATTTTTCACTCTCTTCATCGACATACTTCGGATAAATTCTCTTCTGTTCCAAGGCCTGTTTATTCATGAAGGAAGAAAGTTCTATGTATGCATGGATCGTGTCAGAATCCGCAAGCTCTGGGAACCCGGTAAAGAAAATCTTCTCATCTTCTACCTTAATACCAATCATCTCATCCCGATGATCCGAGAGAATCTCGAGCGCCTTCTCCAGCGTTAGGTCGTCCGCATCTTTAAGTGCATTCACAAGGTCAATGTCTACATAGAAGTGCCCGCCAGTTGCCTTGTTGATCAGGCTTGATCTCTGATAGATGAGATTAATCAAATTTCGAAGGGTACATCCGTTGTGTCCTTTCAGCGGCAAGGCGATCTCCACTTTCAGCTGCTCCGGTTCGTCTTCCGTATTCGGCAACCGGATCAGGCCTTCTGCATCAAGCGTCTGAAGAATCGCTTCATCGGCTTTGTCATCCTCCACCGTGAGGGTTCCATCCCGCTCGACCGTCCAGTCACCGATTTCATATGCCATCCGCGGTGCTGCCGTATAATGCGGTTTCTCCCCGGTCAGCTCTCCTAAACGCGTCACCAGCTCTTTTCGTTCCGATGTACTTTTTTCAAATCTCAGCATTTTCTTGCCCTCCTTTTCGATGCTCCGGTTCATTCCGGTAACACATACATCACTCTGACGGGCTGGAATAGCAACTCAATTTGACAGATAAATCTGAACAAAAATCAGGTCTCAAAATTGAAGGAAACAGACGAGTCCAGCAGGCAATCTTTGGTCTTCATCGGGATTCGTCCTGTCCGACAACCGCAGCAGCCTCTTCAAATGTGAGCTTCTGGCCATCGCGCATCACATACACATCTTGCGTTTTTCCATCTTCGTGTTCGATATATCTTTTCACGATAACGTCGACATACTTCGGGTCCAACTCGATGCCTCTGCAAATCCGATCTGTTTCGCAGCAGGCGATCAGAGTGGATCCGGATCCGAGGAAGGGATCCAGAACAATTCCGTTTGTCATCGAGGAATTCCGGATCGGATACGCCATCAGCTGCACCGGCTTCATCGTTGGATGATCCTTGGAAGCTTTCGGACGGTCGTACTCCCAGATGGTGGTCTGCTTCCGGTCCGAGTACCACTCATGCCTTCCACCCTTCTTCCAGCCAAACAGGCACGGTTCATGCTGCCACTGGTAGGGAGAGCGTCCCAGAACCAGCGCATTCTTTTTCCAGATGCAGCAGCCGGAAAGGTAGAAGCCTGCATCCACAAATGCCCTGCGGAAGTTCAGCCCCTCCGTATCTGCATGGAATACGTAGATGGAACCGTCATCGGCGAGGTTATCATGCATGCAGGTATAAGCAGAAAGCAGAAACTTGTAGAAATCCTCGTCTGTCATGTTGTCATTCA